TTGGCGATTTCCATTAGGCGGCTCATGCATTCAGCCTCTCAATCTCTTTTAACGCCTTGAATTTACCATAAGCTTCCGATAACGGCTGTGACTGCCCTAAACCTTTGCAATAATAATCATTCCGCAGAATACAACGGCACATGCGTTTCCATGATGGCGCCCAGCACTTCACTTCAAGATCATGTGGGGCCTCATCAGGTATAGATTCATAGCCGCGCTTCTTCCATCCTGATATAAATTTAACAAATCGCTCCCTGTAATGATCCCTTGTTTTACCTGGGAGCGATTTTAGCAGGAAGTTAGTGTAAGACTGCCAAGTGTGATTATCGGGTTTAGATATTGTCGTGTTGCCAGTTATATTGCCTGTTTCCTGAGTGTATAAAGCTCCTGAATTAACCCCACTTACACGGTTTATAAGTTTGTACCATGTCAAAGGCTCAAGTATATGATACAACCATAAGCCTTTCTTCTGGTCATCGCCAAACGGCTGGCATAGTCGCTGGTTACTGAATTTAACGCCAGCCCTTGTCATCAAGTCATATATTTTATTATAAGATTTGTCTTTATTCTGATAGTGGTAAAGCCAGATATCTTCTGTACGCCAATCATAAATTGGATATACGTTGTATATTCCCTTAGCCAGCCTGGTTGTCCATTTCTCACCTTGGAAGGTCAATCCATTCTTTAAAGATGTTATAGCCCTGTAACGATGCAGGCTCTCATCTGCGCGAATACCGATAAACGCAGCACACGTTTTGCCCTGCGCGTACCATTTGCCGAATATCACCATTAGCTCTTCAAATTCCATTTTTGGAACATAGAAGTCATATTGTGACAGGTCAGCCGCTTGCTGTGGTTTATCTCTTACCCATATATCCTTTTTGCTCTCATCCCAGCACACCCACTTAGGCTCGTAATCACTCACGGCATTACGTAGCAATAACTCACCACAAAACCAGTGCAAGTCTATGTGGTCTTTGTATTCTTCTATAACTTCCTCTACGTGCTGTATGGTTGCTGAATACTGCGCTTCCAGGTCTATTATCAGTAATCCTACTTTTCTATCTCGTTTTTTAGCTTCATCCATAACGAGATGTGTCATCACAGTACTGTCTTTCCCCCCACTAAAGCTAATGTATATTCGCTCAAAGTTATCGAATATTTTAGCTACTCGTTTTTTAGAGGCTTCTAAGACAGATTCATCTGTATATATTTTTTTAGACATTAGTAAATCTCCATTTGTCGGCCAATAGATAAACCATCTTCAAGAGATATTTCATCCCTATCATTGGCTGACAACCAGCTATTCAGGGCATCTAAAGCAATATTATTAGCTCGTGACTTTTCATCGTCAGAAAGCAAGTTAAAACCACTGCAATATTTTGATGGGAGATTCCTTGCGTAACAGGCTGCTGCTTGACCAAGCCAAGCAATACGATTCATAGATTTATTAGTTAAGTAATGCTCGCAAGAATGTTTCCATTCGCTAATGACATGATCCAATTCCTTTATGAATTCATCGTCATTGCGTAAAAATTCTGCATATTCATCCATACACTCATTAGCGGTTTTACCCTCAACATTTGAGGCATAAAACCCGTGCTTGTGGCATTCCCATTTATCGAATGTATGGAATATACGTTCAGCGTCATCTACATTAACCACACGGAACATATCAATAATATCCGGCTCTATTTGATCCGTTAAATCTTCCCAGGTATCCGCGACATCTTCTGAAACCCATGCACGACTGAAATCACGGTCATTAAACAGGTTTTCCATGCCTGATATCTGACATAGCCTTAAGACTTCTTCCTCATCCATACCAAGTTCACGTGCAATCCTTGCATTGCGCCAGTTCCTGTTTTTTAGCTCTATGACAATCTCGCTCATTGCATCGACTTGGTGTTTCCCTCGCGCTCTGTTGTGCCTTATGGTCGATGCTACGCGGTCATTCTTTGAGCTTTGTTCTGTGCGGATATCTACGATAGGCAAATAACCCTGAATGCGCTGATTGACTACCTTTGATTCCTTGCCAACGCGGTTACGATGGAAGCCATCAATAACTTCAATCTTGCCTTTCTTCGGGTTGCTCCAACTGACAATAGGTTGCGTGTATCCGTCATTTACAATTGACAGCTCCAGAAGTTTCATTTCTGGCGGTGCTACTTTGTTCGGGTTGTAATCGTTTGCCACCACTTCATCGTTAGGAACCCATTTAACAAAATCAACCGGTTCATCTTTGAAGGGGCTTATTTCATGCAATGATTCTTTGATGTCATTAATAGCCTCGATCTTCGCATGCAATTCTAAATCACTAACTGCAGATACAAGCTTAAGCATTAACTCTTGTATTGAATTGCCAGTGCAATCTTCTAATCTTGATGGAGAAGATACTAGATTTTCAAAAGAAAGTTTGTTTTGTGATTCCATGTCGTTTCCCCTGTGATTCAACATGAAAAAGTATTACATATGTGATTATTACTTGTCTATAGAGAATATTCAGTCATTTCGAAAAAGAAAATTACATTATTATTTTTTTTTTGCTGACACATTTACCGCCCTTTCCCATGTCGGCAGGCATGGTACTCGGCTCCCCTCTCCAGTCGGACATCCCATAATGGGCTATAGCGGGCAGTGCGCGGTGTGGCCCCATCAAAGCTATAGATCTCTTGTGTCCGGTATCTGAGGATCAGCCCCGGATCAGGGCTATAACTACGTGCCTCTGACGGCTGTGCAACAATGGGAGGAATGTGATAAAGTTCTCATTGTTGGGCGCAATCCAACACTACCAAACCCACAACGGTTTGGCAATCATGTCCTTCCCTGGACCGCCCGGCCAGCCCACCTCCAGGCTGGCCGGGCACTTAAATTCCTGATTTATTTAGCCTCCTGTATCAGAATCTGCAGATAGCTGCTGCGGGTGCGCTTGGCCTGTTTGCACAGCTTGTCCAGCTTCTGGGCTTCTTTCTTCGTGATCCGGGTCTGGATGGTCACGGTGCGCGGTTCTACTTTATAGCTCATGTTTTGCTCCTGTTGGCCGAAATAGTTATTGACTAGAGAATACAAGTGTACTATCTTCAGTCACGTAGTCAAGATAAACCAACACAGGGGAACGACATGAACGAATCAGCCAGCGCAAAATTCTTTTTTTACGGCATGGCCATTGCCATCATCATTGCTTCAATTATGGAGGTGCTTGCATGAAAGAAATCATTGACAGCATCATGGATGAATACTTTGACCATGTATTCGAGAATGAGCGCGGCATGATCCGCGCCGTTCTTGAGCTTGTTTGGACAAAATCAGAAATTGTCACTTTGACCCGGGTCGCGGATGCGGTGAAAAGTATTGAAATGATTGACTTAGGAGATATCAATGAGCATTAACTTAGAGCTACAGGAATTAAAAGAACTGCTGGGTGGCTCATCCAGTAAGCCAGTGCCGCATATTTTCCATGGTCAGCGGGTCGTCGTTGCCCTGCCGCATGGGTTTATCTTTTTTGGCACTTTGCATGATGCCTCTGGTGGGCTGTCTTTAATTGAAGCTAGTAACCTTCGTTACTGGTCAAAACGGGACGGCGGCCTTCCGGAATTCGCCATGAAAGGCCCACGACCTAATGACAAGATCGATAAAGTTGGAACAGTTGCTATCCATACCCCAATATTTATGTACCAGACTGGTGAATGGCATGAGTAATAACGGCTACGGCTACGGCTACGGCTACGGCTACGACTACGGCTCCGGCTCCGGCTACGGCTCCGGCTACGGCTACGACTACGGCTACGGCTACGACTACGGCTACGGCGACGGCTCCGGCTACGGCTACGGCTACGGCTACGACTACGGCTCCGGCTCCGGCTACGGCTACGACTACGGCTACGGCGACGGCTAACAATACATTATTGAGGACATGACAATGAGCAGTGAAATGACAACGGCAAGCCCGTTCAGCAACATCGAAGCCTTCGAGTCGGCCCAGCGCATGGCCAAGGTACTGACCAGCTCGGACCTGTTTCCGGAGCGTTACCGGGGGCCTGAAAATCTGGGTAATGCCCTGATCGCCCTGGATATGGCCCAGCGCATGGGCATGAACCCGCTGGCGGTCTGTCAGCACCTGTATATCGTCCACGGCACGCCTGCCTGGTCGGCGCAGTTCATGATCGCCATGTTCAACCAGTCAAATCAGTTCGGGCCGATCCATTACCAGATGAATGAGGAAGGCACCGGCTGCCGGGCGTTATCCACAGACTTATCCACAGGCAAGGAGCTTGTTGGGCCGGAAATCACGATGGCCATGGCGGATGCCGAAGGCTGGACAGGCAAACGTGGCAGCAAGTGGAAAACCATGCCAGAACATATGCTTAGGCTTAGGGCGGCGACATTCCTGATCCGCTCCACAGCCCCAGAACTGGCCATGGGCCTGCAAACAGTGGAGGAGGTGCGGGATATTATCGATATTACGCCCGCTGAGGAGGCCACTGAGGAGCTTTCGGTGCTGGTCGGTGCCGATAGCTTGCCGGAGTCAAATCTGCGTGAAAACGCCTCTCAGGCCGATCTTGAGTATGACGAGGCGGCGAAGCGTGGCTGATCCTGTCGAATTACCGCTGCCAATTCAGCGATGCCCGTTTTGCCAAAATGTCATGGTGGAAATGGACACCGGCCCCTATGCAAAAATGCACAGCGTCTGGTGCCCGGGCTGTCGGGCTTGCGGTCCGGATGCCAAATCAGTTCGAGAAGCTATTGAGTGGTGGAATGAAATCGCCACCGTGATGATCCAGCACCCATACTAATCATGTCGCCCCGGCCCGTTCATTCATCGATGTATTCGAGCTTGCCCGTGTCAGGGTCGGGGCGGCACCCTTTTTATGCAGGCTGAAATCATTCCGCCCAAGCCGGGGTGGCGGCCGGCCAGCCTGCGCCATTATGGTGTCCCTGCTGGTTGCTATGGATTCGGCATACTGTCTGGTGAGCAACACACAAACGAGTCAGGCCAGCCAGCGGGGATGCCGCCTAATAGGAGAGGATGATGCAATATAAAAAACTAAATGGGCATGACCCGGTAACGTTAGAACCATATTTTAGCAAGCACATGATGGCCATGACGGAAGAAGATTTACATAACAAGGCAGATATTGCTGTTGAACTTGCCTACAGGGACAAGCGCATTGCCGAACTGGAGCAGGAATTGGCTGAAATGGACGAGGAGAATACCCGATTGCTGCATGACCGGGACTCTGCGTTCGATGAAGGCATGGAACGGGCTGCGGAGATTGTTAGACAATATTGCCCAGCTGGTGAGATAGCCATCCGCGCAGAGATCAATAAGTGAGATATAAACCCATCAACCCGGAATGCGCCTGGCAGCACGCCAGGCACTTTCCCGACTTACCACAACCGGAGGTTATTTATCATGATCCCGAAGACGAGAAACGCCTGCAGGAGAACGCGCTCTAT